TCAAGAAATTAACTTGGTGGCTTGTCTAACTGAACTTATGTCCCAGGTTAAATTCAAATGAGTTACGAACTAAAAGAATATCTAAACGCTATCAACTTTACGAAAAAAGATTTAATGAAATCTGAAGATGAGTTATGGCGAAAAAAGTATCCTGCTTTTATTGTCAATAAATTATTATCTGCTTTTTCAGACACCATAATGTTTGTCAATGAAATGAATAGAAACCATTTCTTAGATAAAGATATGCAATTTCAATTTCTACTAAATAGTATTAGAACAAAGAAGCGGTATAGTCCGTTTCTAAGGGCGAATAAACTAAAAGAAATTGAGTGTGTAAAAGAGTATTATGGATATAGTAATGATAAAGCAAAGTCCGCTCTTGATATACTCTCCAAAGATGAGATAAAACTTATCAAGGAAAAATTATATAAAGGTGGGACAAAATGAACGAATTAGATAATAATTGGCATCCAGAAAATATGCTGGAAGTTCAATTGAAAGAACCAGACGATTTTTTAAAGGTTCGTGAAACACTAACTAGAATTGGTGTTGCCTCTAGAAAAGATAAAAAATTATTTCAATCATGTCATATTCTACATAAACAAGGTAGATATTTCATTGTGCATTTTAAAGAGCTGTTTGCTCTAGATGGCAAAGAAGCAAACTTGACAGATAATGACATTGAAAGAAGAAACACAATAGCACAATTGCTAAGTGATTGGGGTTTGATTGCAGTTATTAATACAACGATTGCAGAAAAGAAAGCACCATTATCGCAAATCAAAGTTTTATCATTTAAAGAAAAAGGTGAATGGGACTTACAAGCAAAATATAATATAGGTAAAAAAGTCGAAGATGAAGGCACCGAAGTTTAGAGAATTTATTTCTGAAGCACCAGAGAATGGTAAATATAAACTACTTGTAATTACAGATGAGCCTGAAAAGGCAAAAACATTTCATACTGCTGATAGACTAAGAGAAGAAGCAGAAAAGTTAGGTTGGAAATATTATCTGTATAAATTAACAGGTGGTTATACTACTAGTGAAGATGGTATTTTAAGACTTCATAACAAAGATGATGAAAAAGGTTTTGAAGTATCAGGTGCAGATACAGTAGCAATCATTCGTGGTTCTGTAACTAGAAAAGATAGTTGGATGGACATAGTATCACTATTAGAAAAACATAGTGTCTGTGTTGTCAATAGTAGAGAAACGATTAGTGTTTGTGCTGACAAGTATAGAACATCACTAAGACTTGCAGACTATGGTGTCAAACAACCAGTAACACATCTAATAAATGATCCTGAAAATTCAGAACAGGCATTTGAAAATTTAAATTCACAATATCCTATTATACTTAAAACGCTTAGAGGCTCAAAGGGTGTGGGTGTTTTATTTGTAGAATCAGCAAAAGCATTAGATAGTATTGTTCAACTAATACACAAACAAGATCAGGATGCTGATTTACTTTTACAAGAATATATTAAGACAGATTATGACGCCAGAGTTTTAGTGTTAGGTGGTAAAGTTTTATCTACAATGAAACGACCTGTAATCGAAGGCGATTTTAGATCAAACGTATCGCAAGGTTCTAAACCACAGAAACTAGAACTAACAGAATTAGAAATCGAAGAAAGTTTAAAGGCTGCAAAAGCAGTAAACGGTTTATGGACTGCTGTTGATTTCATACCTAGTAAAAATAGAACAAAAGAACCACCATTTATTATTGAAGTAAACTCATCACCTGGCACAGAAGGTATGGAAGAAGCAACTGGTCGAAATATTAGTAAAGAGATACTAGAGTTTTTTGCTGACAAAAAGAATTGGGTCAAAGTGCCTGGCGAATGTGGTTATAAAGAGATCGTAACTATCAAACCATTTGGTGAAATTATCGCTAAGTTTGATACAGGTAATTCTGGTATGTCAGTTATTCATGCTGACAAAATGGATGTAAAAGGTAAAAAGATTACATGGTCTTTGCTTGACAAAACAATTACATCCGATATTATAAGAACTGAAGAAATATCAGTAGGCGGTTTAAGAGATTACGAAGAAACTAGATATGTTATAAAACTAAATGTAGAATTTTTAGGCAGTATCTATGAAACAGAATTTACTTTAGATGATCGAGAAAATAGAACACCAATTTTATTTGATCGAGAATTTATGAGTAGAGTAAACGTAATAATAAATCCAGATAGAAAGTATGTGGTCACTACAAAATATAGTTTGGACTAAACGCTTTACAAACTTACTTTTATGTGTTATAATAATTATGTTAGGAGTGAACAATGGCAAAAAATCATCAAACAGAAAACGCTTTATTCAAAGCATTAACTAAAAAATATGAAGCAGATATAGCAGCCGCATATGCTACTTTATTAATTTATTTTGACAACTCTGTGGGTATCGGTGAACATCCACAACAGTTAGAAGAAATGGATAAACTGATGGAAAATATAGCTTCAGCTGAAGATAAATTATCTGCATTAAACAAACATTTTAACAATACACAAATTTAGTGAAATTTTATACAAGTGTGCTGCCGTTCAAAGGCAAGTTATTAGTTCGTGGTATAAACCATGACGGCAGCCGCAAAAAATTCAAAGTAAATTACAAACCATCTTTATTTGTTCCTTCTCAAAAAGAGACAGGATATAAAACACTAGATGGTAGAAATGTTGGTAAGGTTACTTTTGAAAGTATATATGAATCTAAAAAGTGGATTGATGAGTATAAAGATGTTTCTAATTTTGAATACTTTGGTAATACAAGACATCAATATCCATATATCGCAGATGAGTTCCCAGGTAAAATTAATTGGGATTTAAAACAAATAAGATTGATTACAATTGATATTGAGTGTGAAAGTGAAAATGGTTTTCCTGATGTTGATCGAGCAGAAGAACCCTTAATTTGTATTACTGTAAAAGATCATGCAAGAAAAAGTATTCTTGTTTTTGGTTGTGGTAATTTTGTAAATGATCGTGATGATGTAAAATATATTAAGTGTTCTACTGAAATAGATTTAGTGCAAAAGTTTACAAAGTTCTGGACTAGTTATAATCCAGATATCGTAACAGGTTGGAATGTAAAGTTCTTTGATATTCCTTATCTCATGAATCGTTTTAGATATCTTATGGGTGATGAATATTTAAATCAGTTTAGTCCATGGGGTATGGTAAGTTCTAATAGTGCAAGAATAACTGCTAAAGGTTTCAATAAAGAGCAAAAGTATTATGATATATTAGGTGTATCTGTTTTAGATTATCTTGATTTATATCGTAAACATACATTTGTTAGACAAGAAAGTTATAAGTTAGATTATATTGGTGAAGTAGAACTAGGCGAAAAGAAAAATGAAAACCCATATGACACATTCAAAGAGTTCTATCAAAATGACTATCAACAATTTGTAGAGTATAATATACAAGACGTTGAATTAGTTGATAAGTTAGAAGATAAAATGCAGTTGATTGCTTTGCATTTGACTATGGCTTATGAAGGCAAAGTAAATTATCAAGATGTGTTCGGTCAAGTTCGTATGTGGGATACAATCATATTTAATTATCTTAAAGAAAAGAAAATAGTTTGTCCTGCAGTTGTAGAAAACGAAAAGTCTAGTGGTTATGAAGGTGCATATGTAAAAGATCCTATTGTAGGTTTTCATGATTGGATTTGTAGTTTTGATTTGAATAGTTTGTATCCACATCTAATTATGCAGTATAATATTTCACCTGAAACTATGGTCAATCATAATCCTAATATTTGTTCAGTAGAAAAGTTTTTAAATAAAGAAGCAGATTTATCTGACCTACAAACTTGCACCATCACACCAAATGGTGCTATGTTCAATACACTTAAACGAGGTTTCTTACCTGAATTGATGGATAAACTATATCAAGAACGAGTGATATATAAAAAGAAAATGATCGAAGCAAAAAAGAGGTATCAAGAAACAGGCGATAAAAGATTACTCAATGATATTGCAGCCAATCATAATATTCAACTTGCAAGAAAGATTGCTTTAAATAGTGCTTACGGTGCTATTGGTAATCAATACTTTAGATATTTTGATGTAAGACACGCTGAAGGTATTACAAAGGCAGGTCAACTTGCAATCAGATGGATTGAAAGAGATGTA